GTTTCCCAGTCACGATCGCGGCGGGCTATCGACTTCATTTTCCTCATTCAGTGGAATCAAAGTGCATCGGCAGTTGTAACCAAGGGGCGGCGTATGTGTCTTCCAAAAAGGATCATCAACAGGTAGCACAATTCCGTCGCATTCCCGGTGATTATCGCGGGTGTCATCATCAAGGATGGCTTGATATGCGTACTTAGTCGCAATACCTGAAGCTTTGGTTTTTTCCAAAATGCCGTTGGTGTAGGCGGTACTCATATTGGTTCGATAGATTGTTTTGAGCCGTCCTTCACCAAACTGGGAATAAAAATCTGGCTCAATGGATGATTGCCATTTCTCGAAACTTTCAAACTGTTCAAGGCCGCGCTCAACATCCTTCATCACCTTTTTGATCAGTTCGACTTTATCCAAGCTTGAAACAGTAAACGCTAGGCGGCGATAATCTTCTGGCAAAACGTCATAGAATGTATTGGGTAAAACTGGGGTGCCGACGTAAAAGTCTTTGAATCGTTTAGACATTCTCCGACCCCAAAACACTTGCTTTGAGCATAGCCTCGGTTAAGGCTTCATCGAATTCTGGCGTTCCCTTTTTCAGGAAACTGGAAAGCTTTTTCTCCAAGTCTTTTTTTGATTTGGCTGACTTTACTATCTCATTGATGATTGCGCCAAAGTTAGGAGAATCTTTGATATATTTGTCTTCAAGCTTGATGGCAACGGATGCGCGAGCTTTGAGGGTTTCTTGGTTGATGAATTCTTTCGAGTTTCGGTTTGCAAACTTTGAATTAAAAATGCTTTGTGTCTTTTCGGGTGCCTTGTATTCGATCTGCTCTGCGTCAAGATCGTATTCATCGACGAAATATTCTTCCGAGAATTCCACGCCAATTTCTGAAAGTGTCTTGTCACGATTGGCTCTATCTTGCTGTAATCCTTTGGGTGATTCAAACTCGAAGCGTGGCATATCCCCTTTCATTTGGTTGAGCTGCCACAAATATAAAATCACTTCGTTGATTGTTTTTTCAATCATCTTGGAATCTGAGTGTGTCTTATTCCACGACACGCGCTCATGCACTTCACCAAGCGCAAGCGATCCTGTGGTCGATACACCTGACGTTAGGGTCTGTCCCAAAATCAAACGCTGAATGCGTTCACGTGCGATTTGTTCAAACTCTGTGAAAACCGCGACCGATGTTGTCTTTCCGTCGATTGTGTCAATCTCGGTTCCCGGTGGGAGTACAACACCGCGAGGGCGTTCGGCTTTAAGGAAAGCCTCCATCTTGTCCAAATCGTCTTTGCTGGTATTTTCTCCCGGCTTGATTGAAAAGAAAGGGACGCCGAACTTTTCAAGATATTGCATGAAGTAAACCCACGCATGGCATCGCAGGTTGTAGATTTCAAAAAGCTTTTCGGCAACCCCTTGGCCTTCAGGATATAGCGCAGTAGGTTTGTTAACCGTAACCACATACTTGCCTTCAATGATCGGCTTGCGGTTGAGCATCCATTGACCATTGGCTAGGGTAAAGTTTGTGTAATCTTCATCATGAACTGACTTCAATACTACACCGGATTTTTCTTTCTCATACACAAGCTGAAATCCTGAGCGACCGAATACAACGGCCCACCATGTAAAACAAATCAGCGAATAATGATGTTTCTTGATCTGATCCCACATGAAAAGGTTGTCTTGTTCACTACCGCCTGCGACCTTCCAAGGCATTGAAAGCATGTTGTCAAGGCGCGTATCAAGCGCGGCTGTAATTTCGTCATCGCAAAGAATGTTGCGAAGCTGTGAGTTTTGAATCTTTGTGAGGTTGAATTTTGAGGCTGTTGGCTGGAAAAAGAATAGTGATCGCTCACTCGGGTTTGCTGCGAAAGCCTGTGACACGGCCTTGCGAACCAATTGAAAGATGTTAGCCATAGGTGCGCTTTCCCACTGTTTTAAAATAACTTTCGGTCGACTTGTTTAAGTCGTTGATACCCATTGTCAAAACGTCGACACAATCATCATGCCTTGCTTTTGGAAAAAGTAAAACTTCTTTTATGATTTCAGTTACCCAAGGCCAATTTTGCGGATCAGGAAACCACACGTTGCCCGCTTCAAAGATGGGTTGAACTTGATAGACCCTTTCTTCCTTGGAAACTTTCGGGACATATTCACGAATGCCGGAAAACTTCTTTTTAAAAATAGCAATGGCCGCGTGACCATTGGCTTTTTTTTCAAACATGATGTTGTTTGATTTTAACCGAGTGATGAAATGTTCCATGTGAAACATTGCCTGTGGAAAATTCCATCGACCGCGTAATGGGGTATCTGGAAGCAAAAAGAAGTCCGGCCCACGCTTGCCAATGTGAAAGGCCACGTTGAAATCCGAATCTTCTTCGCCTTCAAAGGCCATGTCGACGTAGATACCTGACTTTTCAATGTCTTTGGGCGGCTCTTTATAGTAGCGCAAATCCTTTTCTCGAATGATATTTCCTTCAGCCGGGACAGGTGATTGCTGGAATTGCCCTGAATATCCAAGTGATCCCAGCTTCTTTTTGAATTCGTTTACCCGGGATTGGTCGAGCCTTTCAGGAAAAAGCAATTCGCCATCAACTTTTCTCGGATCTGAAAATCCTATGCTTGTGACATGCGTAGATTCTACATACTCCATCGGCAAAATAAGGTGTTCAAACTGATCATGCTCAAGCACCCACCCGGCTAGATCACCCTCATGAAGTCTTTGCATGATGATGAGTTTTGCCCCTTTGTTTTCATCATTCAGGCGCGTTGAGAAAGCTTCCTTGTACCAATCGATCACGCCTTTACGTTTGGTATCTGAATGAATCTCAAGTGCGTTGTGTGGGTCATCAATCATCAGCGTATCACCGCCTTCCCCTGTCATGAGGCCGCCGACTGAAGTGGAAAGCCTACAACCCGATTGTTTATTTTCAAATTTCTGTTTGGTGTTTTGATCGTCTTGCAAAATGATTGGTCCGAAAAGCCTTTGATACAAATCAGACTCAATGATTCTGCGCATCTTAATCGCATCCCGGATCGAAAGATTCTGCGCATAGGTTGAAGTAAGCCAGCGGTGGGAAGGTTCAAACGTCCATGACCAAGCGGGCCACATCACAGAACACAACGTCGATTTGAGCATACGCGGTGGCATTGTGATCAAAAGATTCTGAATGTCGCGCCGGGTGACGGCTTGCAAATGTTCGCAGATCGCTTGAATGTGCCAGTTGTCTACAAATGGTCTTTTAGGCTCAATGATATGCCAGAAGGTTTTGACGAATGTGTGAAGGCTTTGAACGCAATCAGCCCAAAGCAATTCGTCATTTGTGTAAATTTTCAAGCTTGGCGTTGATGGCTCTAAGTTGTTCACGTTCTTCCGGGGTTAGTTTCAAAAGGTCAAGTTTCTTATTCTCTGTTAAGCTTCCATCGGAATTCTTAAGGTCAACCACTGACTCAAGCTTGCCGGATACTTTTTCGATGAAGAATTGAATCAATTTGGCATCTTCTTTTCGGATGGCGGTTTCCATGATTTCACCCAATCGCGGGCGAATTTTCTTATCGAACGCCTTTTCAATTTCCCAATTCACAAGCGCACGAAAGCTTTTAAACTCCGGGCTTAGAGCCGAACACTGATTGCCGGGCGCGAAGGTGCCGTCGGGGTTTCTATCTTTTTGTTCCGATTTTTCCGATTCTGACATACCGAATCATATTAACATTTCTTTTGACGAGTAACAAATTTTGCTATGATGCCTGAATGATAAAACTTGAATTCAAGACTTCGATTCTACAAGAAAAGCAAGGTAAATTCTGGGTAACAGAGATGTTTCAGGATGACAAGCTAATCAAGCAAACGTATTTCAAAACGGAAGCTGCAGCAACGGAATGGATCAATCAACAAAAATACCCGTTTGAAAACAACGAAAACTTTCAGATTGTTTGATTCCATTTTCCATGCGGACAGGTTTCAGAAGCAAGTCCGGCTTTAGCGACAATGTAGCATCCACATGCCGAACACCTCGAATCTTCCATGAACTTGCATTTACCACAAACCTTGATTCGTTCTTGGATCACGGATCGCTCGGCCATGAGTTTGCCGGTCTTTCCAGCGTGATAGATTGCGTTAGCGGCCGAGAGCATGAAGTTGATCGCCATGCGCCCGATGGATACTTGAGGGATTCTTTTTGAACCCGAACTACAGCACCCCATGTTGCGCCTTCAAAGCACGTTCCATCGATTGAGGATAAATTCGCATGCCGCGCCGAATATGCTCTTGATGATCCACTTTCATATCTGATCCTGTGGCAAGAAACACAAGACCGCAATGGCAATACTTCCCAATTTCTTCGATAATGGTTGCGCAGTTGGAACACCCGGCGAAATGCTGATCTTTGTAGATCATCCACTGATCCGGGCGTGACCGGAAATACTTCTGTTTACACCAATAGCGAAATAATTCTTTCGGGTCGGTTGGCGGCGTTTCAGGCTCTTTCACAACCTTGATTTTCTTGCTGGGAACTGGAAGCATTACTATTTGGCCTCATAGGAAGCTTCAAATAAGTCCCTTCCCATCACGGATAAGTTGCCGTCACGATTCACAATGTAGTCACCGAGTTGAATAACCGTGGGCTTTCCATCCAAGTCAACGACGAACCCTTCGACCTTGTTATCGCCGGATGCGTAGGCAAATGGGTAGACCGCGCTTTTGCCCAAAAATTCCGCGATGGCTTCTTTGTTGTCAGTTTCCCACGCAATTGCCGTGACTTCATGGGTTTTAAGTTGGTACGTTTTCATTGTAGCTTTTCCTTTCCAGTTAAATATTTTCCAATCCATTCAATCGCTTCGTGATCTTCTGGATAGGTTTCCATGATCTCACGGGCGCGATTGATCGCATAAACAAATTTCTTTAAATCAACATATGGAATTTGAACCATGTTCACTTGCGTCGGAATGATTCTGTGTTTGATGCACTCGCTTTCAAAATCCTTGAGTTGTTGTTGGTAGGTTTCAAGATCGATCATTTTTGTCCTTCATTTTTTCAAGAATCTTGCAAAAAATGCAATTGGCTTTGTGATGCTTTTCATACAAATACTGTTTTACTACATACTGAATGTTCATTGTCTCCCTTTCATTTCGTTGTTAAATATGCGTTTTTAAAGTCTTTTTTTATGAATGGCATTTGATCTGATCTTGCCATTCCAAGAAACGACATTCCCCCAATTGAGTTCAAAGCCTTTCGACCCCTATCAGAAATACCCTCACAACGTTGCGAGGTTCCCCTACGTCGAATGTGTTCAACGATGGTCGACCATTCACCTTCACCATCATCGATCGTCGATCCTGAGCTGTTTAAAGCGCTTTTTTCAACTCTAGGTGCTTTGTCTTGGGAACGAGACAGCCAATTCACAATATATCGCTCATAGTTTGATTTTTTGTTTTTGGGGTTGGCAAAGATCCATGCGGCGGCTTTCGCAAGCTCACTTTCGATGTTTAACGCTGGATAGGCTTTTTTCCATCTCGAAATCATGGATTCAGTTAACCCTTCAAACATTCCTTCAGCCGAAAGCCAAATTTTTTGGCCTTTCGGCAACTGTGAATCGCCAACTATCGGCATACGCATTTTATTATTTATGTTCTGATATGTTCTGTTCTGTTCTGATGTATCGACATTGTCGACTTTTGTCGACGCTGTCGACATTGAATCGACATCTTTGATTTTATTCCTTTTTTCTTTAACCCATTCGCGCTGATATTCTTTGCGTTCTTCTTTACTTTGTTTTTGACGAAACTTTTCACCGTTAAGGATTCGCCACCCACCGTCACATTTTTCGATTCGGCGACCCTCAAATTCTTGACTTCGTGAGTCAGGATCAGGAGCACAAAGGATTTTTAAGGCTTCTTCACATTGCTCCCGGGTAACATTGGCCATTTTTGCAAGCCCCGGTACGGATGCCATAACTTCATGGTGTTGGTCTTTCATGGCTAGCATAGTGATCCAAACAAGCCTGACATGGTTTGACTCTTGCCAAATCGTGCTGGCAAGGATTTCATTGAATAGTTTTGTGTAGCCCATTCTTTCTCCTTTTTGTCGACAGTAGTCGACAGTCAAAAGAAGTCAAAGAATATTATTTTTTTATTTTAAAATAATTGTTGACTATTCTTTTTGATAGTCATATAACTATTCCAAGATGAACAATAAAGGAGCAAATCGGATGAACATAATATTTGATTTTATTCTCGGAATCTTTACCGCAGTAGGCATGTATTTATTCACCGTGATTTTATTCTGTTTGTAAAAGATATGAAAAGGCGAGAAAGTTATTTTTTGGTTTTGTTTAGATGGACAAGTCATCACGCTTCAAATCTTAAAGAGGCTAACCAAGTTGTTGAGTTTCTATTTCGTAAACTTAGACGTTTTGGAGTTAAGAAAAAAGAATTTGAAATTATTGAAATAATTAAAACTACACAAATAAAAAAGAGGAAAAAATGAACTTTCCAACGTGTAGAACGTGCGTACATCTTTGTACTGAATTCTTAGACGTTAGAAAAGAGGTAGCAACCTGCAAAGAACAAACCGCACTTGTTGTTCAACAATCATATATTCGTATGGTTTTAATTAATCCAGATCAATTCTTTTGCAGTAAACACGAAACAAAATACGGTGAAAAGTTTGTGAATTGGGAGAACAAATGACTTTTATTGACGAACAATTCGATCTATTTTCAAATGACCCACTCAAAGGGTACGACGAATCCAGCAAAAAAGCTTTTTGGGATTATCATGCGCAAAATCCGATCATTTATGAAAAGCTTAAAATTTACGCGAAACAATTAAAAGATTCAGGGCGAAATCGTTTTGGCATACGCGCAATTTTTGAGCGCATTCGCTGGGATATGTATATTGAATACAAGAACGACGATTTCAAGCTCAACAATACGTTTTCACCATTTTACGCAAGGCTTCTAATTTTTGATCATCCTGAATTCGATGGTTTCTTTGAAACCCGGGAAGTTAAGGGGATCACCAAACCAAAAAGAAAGGATGAATATATTTCTTGACATTGTAGTCAAAATGATATTCAATTGAATATATGAAAAAAAAATCAATCAAAATCGATCAAGTCAAAACAGGATTTGATCTTAGAAAATGGAGACAGTGCGCCGGGTACTCTCGGGAGCAAGTGGCTGTTGGCATTGGCAAGTCTTTAAGTACATTGTACCGCTATGAAAAAGACAATATAACCTTAGGGAATGATTTTTTGATTTTACTGAATACGGTTTTTTAAATAAAAAGCCCCCGGTTGGAGCCGAGGGCATAATCAGATGAAAAAAGGAACTACAACATGGATGATACAACACAAGCAGTCGTTAAGTCAACAAGAGCAACAACGGTTGCGCAATACTTCAACGATCCGTCCCGGGCCAATCAGTTAGCCCCCTATTTCAATGGGGATGAAGATAAGGTAGCCAAATTCAAACAAACCTTGATGCTTTTGGCCATGGATCAACGCTTTGCTGAATGCACCCCGCAATCGGTTTTTAAGGCTGGCTTAATCTGTGCCGAGCTTGATCTAAGCCCGCAGCAAAATCTGGGGCAGGTATGGCTTGTCCCATATAAAGATTTTAAGACTGGGGCCTCTAGTGTCCAATTGCAAATCGGGAAAAAAGGATGGCTTGCCTTGATCGAACGCGGTGGCAAATCATGCAAGGCCCATACAGTATATGAATGTGATAAGTTTGAGTATTTGGTCGAAGGGTTTGACGAAAGGGTTGTGCTTGAGCCAGCTTGGAAAGAACGTCAGGAAGACAATTCAGAGTGGGTCAATAAGCACCTGAAAGGCGTTGTTGTTTTCTTGCGCGATTCTGTACGTGGAATCACTCTTTGCAAGTTTGTCCAAAAAAACAAACTCGACCAAATCAAGATGATGAACCAAGCCGTTAAGCGTGGGAAATTCTCACCTTGGACGGATTGGGCTGCGGAGATGTACGAGGCCAAGGCCATCAAATACGTTGCTTCCAAAATGTCCATTGATGAAAAAACGGCGAAGGCTGTTGAGATCGAAAACAAGTTGGAAGTGTTTAATAAGCAACTGGAAAAAAAGGAAATGTCGCCGCTTGAGGCTGAATTGTTGGCTGAAACGGTGCAAGAAGGGAACTACGATGAAAAAAATAGTTAGAATCGATGATGAACTAAGTATGACTTTGAAAGCATTTACTTTGAGGGATTGCGTACAAATTCAATTTGACATTTATAAAAACGATGGGACTCATATTGAATTGAAAGATTCCGATAAGGTTATGTATTCAAAAATTGCCATGAAGTCGCTTTTAGAATTCTTTGATGCGGGTGGCGCATGTTAACCATGACGATGAAAGAATATTTGGCACGCCCGGAAGTTTCAGCTTCCGGGTTGTCCATGATCCTAGAAAACGCTAGAAAATTCAAGCTTTGCCAAGAAGGGAAAATAAATTTCAAAAGCAAAGAGACTGACATCGGCGAAGTGTTCCACGCTAAGATTTTGGAGCCTGAACTTTATCAATCCATGTTTGTATTGTCAGAAACCATCAAGGATTCTACCTTTGAACTTTTGAAGGTCCCCTCTCAGCTTTTGCATGTTGTCGACGTACACCATAAGTCGTGCAAAGAGTTTAGACAGGCCAAGGAACAAAACCCAAGCCTTACTTGCATACTTCCGAACGAATGGGATGCGCTTCAAACATTGAAAGCTTTGTCTGACAAAATTTTTCTTTCATCGGAAGACATGCAACTTATCGAACAAATGTCCGAAAAAGTTTCTAGTGTTCCAAAGTTCAAAGATTTTTTGGACGCAGGAGAAAAAGAAAAGGTTTTCTTCGGCGAAATCAACGGCGTAAAACTTAGAATCAGGCCCGATCTTTTGGTTCCATACAAAGATGGTCACATGGTTTTTGATTTGAAGACTTCACGCCGGGAGTGCACTAAGGAAAACTTTGCCAAAGATTCAGCACAAAACAGATATTTTTTGAGTGAAGCCGTATATCGAAATGTGCTTTCTCAAAATGGAATCAATGTACTTGATTTTTCGTATCTTATGGTTTCCAAGGTCGAATGGTCCGGGGCCGATTATTTTCGCCACAACTTCATGTCCTTGGAGCAAGGTGAAAAATATATGTACAATGCAATTGAAAAATTCAAATTCTGCCAAGAAAATGACCAGTGGCTAGAAAAGGATTTTGATTTCCATAAAAAATCTTGGATTCATGCGTCCGAAGTCATGCTACCTACATACGCATTTTATGAATTTGATCTGATGGAGCGTTATGAAATGGATCATTAAACATAAAAGAGAAATCGCAGAATATTTAACCATTCTTAGCTTTATTGGTTTGACGCTTTTTGGAATGAAGCGACTTGAAAAAGCGTCAATCAAATATTCCGTGAAATACAATGAAGCGGTGAAACGTGGTCGATGAAGAATGGGAAATGATTTGTCTAACAATCTTCATCGTGATTATTATGATTTTAATATGGGCATAAAATATGATCGACCTGAATACATTCAATGGATACGCAATCAATTCTGTACGTTTTGTGGCGGCTGCGATGCTTGGGACGGCATCAACGATTTGCCTGTCAATACTCCATGTCATATTAAAACTAGGGGTAGCGGTGGCAAAGACTTCAATAATACTATCCCTGCATATACAAAATGTCACCGCATCTTTGAAGATTGGCCTAAAGCTTTGAAACTTCACTATGTAGATCAGGCAATAAAACTAACGGTGCAATATGAGCGTATTTTATCGAAAAATTGAAACAACGATTCAATATCTGGAACGATCCTTCATTGGTCGACAGATTGAGAATCGAACCTACTACGACAGCCTTTTTCTTCAAACAAAAAGGTTGATTGAGGTTGCTGAGAAATATGAAAAGTTCATGGAACGAAACGGCTTGCATAGGGCGGCTGGGAAAATCCGTGATGAGGTATTCAGAAGATGACAATCAAAAAATTCTTTGAAGTTATGGAGCATATTCATTTTGTATTTGGAATTCCTGTATTCCCAGAAAAACTAGAAAACGCGCCGAAAGGTTACATTGAATGATCAACGAAAGGAACAAATGAAAAAAATAATTATAGCAATACTATTTCTATCAGCATGCGGGTCACAAGGAAACGATCAATTCTTTGAAGATTTTGGGACAAACAAAATCGAATTTCATCGATGCGAACAAGGCGATATTTCATTGATCTTTGATTCAACCATAGAATATATCCAAGACACTGATAGCTTTATTTTGGATTTTCAAGGCATCGAACGCCCTGCAAAATTGAAACGAAACTATCCAATCAATAGCGGGCTTGGCGACATTCTTTGGTATGATCCAAATGAAGATATGGGCATATTCCGTGGATTCAACGGCAAAGCTATTTTGGCCTTTGATCAATATCTTTGTTATGAGTGAAAACGATCTAGTTAAGGCCACACTTCAATATTTGAATGCCATTGGTCATTTTGCCTATCGCACGCACAACTATCCTATATGGGATGAAAAATTGAAGATGTATCGGCGACAGAAAAATTCTATCAAAGGATTACCCGACATTCATGTATGCCTAAAAGGTGGGTTATTTGCGACAGTTGAAACCAAACATGGTAAGGGGAAACAAACGCCAGAGCAAAAACAATTTCAGGATATAGTTGAAAAACTTGGCGGCAAATATGTGCTCGCTTATAATATTGATCAAGTTATGAAAGCATTCCCAAACAAAGGCTATTCAGGATCAATCGGAATATGACACCACAACAAAAAGAAATGATCGAATTTTTAACGCCACTTTGTGACGCACCTGAAATGTTAAAAGAAATGCCTTTGGAAGTGTTATACGAATTATATTTGGAAGCGTATAGGCTTACACACCCCCTAGTAGTTCCAGAAGTTTTTCTCGTCCAATAGGGTCAAAGACAAGCGTTGAAGGCTTTTTATAATTAAGCTTTGGATTTGGAGTATCAAACCAAATCATTGTTTCCTCATAATTTTCATCAAATAAATGGTAGGCTTTCCAAAAGCACCGATCCCAATCAGTTTCAATTTTTTTTACTGAATGGGTTTTCTTTTTCGTTCTTTTTTGCATTTTAATTGGTACCATTTGCATGCTTCGCCATAATATTCGAGGTACTCCATATTGTTCGCCTCGAATGTTTCAAGCATTTCCCGAATGGTCAGGATCAATCTAGCCTTGACTTTCATTTCTTCTTTGACATCCACATTTGAAATGCACTTGGCTACGTTATTTTTTGGGTTGCAATCCTTTGGACCGATGAATTCTTTTGAATAGAGATATTTTTCCGGCTCACTTGAATGGTACCAATGCCTCGGGATTTGTTGGTACGTCATGCTCGGTGGGGTCTTTCCACAACTTTGAAAGCTCAGAATCGCTAATAGTAGCAACGTCCACACCATCAAGTCTTGACTTAACTTTATCAAAGCCTTCTTCCCACCTGTCCATGCGCGATTCAAAATTGCGAAACTTGGCCGCTGTATCTGACATGATTCGTGTTCTTTGTGCATCACGCTCTACCAGCCTTCCGTTACGCCGAGCCAAAAAATAAATGATAACCAAGCACAAGATATTGAACCCGGCTTGAATCAAAATCTGGCTCATTTCATCGTTTTTCTTTTATCCTCAACAACTTTGCTGAGAATATCCGAAATGAAAAAAGATACCTTTGGCAAGATCATCAAAGTTTTCCCAATCCATGAAAACAATGAACCACGCTTTTCAGTTGGTATTTTTCTTAGAATAAATTCAAGAACGCCACCAAAAAAAAGCGCGGTAATCTCCTTGTTTGCAATCATCGTATCCAAAATATTTTCTAGCATTTCATACTCTCCATTTTATATTGTTTGTTCAAACTATGCGTGCTCATGCAACATTGGATTGAAAAACCACGATCACCAATGCTTGCAAAATCTTCACTTGGCCTAAGTGGGTCAAACTGGTAAGTAAAATTAAGTAGTTCAACCACTCGACTAGTTCCAGTATAACCGCCTTTTGCGCAACTTTTAAAATATATTTTATATTCCCCCCGGTCATCCTTGTCTATCCTTTGAATGTGGGCATGTTCCTGACAATGTTTTTGAACGATGTGCGCTATATCTTCAACAATGCTCTGAATCTTCAAAGGAAGAAATCTCAGCGTGTCTTGTTCGTCTTCGTTATGCAATAATATGGTCAGCATTTTGATTTGTGTTGTAAGCCTGCATAGCTACACGAATGTAGTCAGCCGGAATGTTTTTATCAAGAGATCCTGAATTGTAGATGTCAAATAACTGTTCAACTGTTTGAGCACCGCGAGAAATAACGCGCTTTTTGATGTATTCAATCACATAAAAGATTGCCACTTCATCATTTGAAAGTAGTTGAGGATTCCGCGCCCACGGCGAAGAATCAAAGCCAAGTTCACACGCTGTAGGGTACATAATCTGAAAGCTGGAATAGGAACAACAGGCCGCTGCACCCCATTTTGCGTAACGCTCTTTTTGTTCAGCATTATAATAAATACCCATCGGTGAATATGCCTTTTCAAACCGTGGCACATTGTTGGAACCGAAAGATGATTCAACGGTCGCCAATGCCTTGAGAATTCCTTTTGCGTCTCCGAATTTGATATCGAATTTCAAGGTTGAGGCCGCATTGTTGATGATAAAATCTAACCTAGATTTGCTCATTTCTTTCCCCCTTTTGGGTTGACTTCGTTTTCCAAGTTTTTGATATTGGTTTTATTTTCAATGTCGCTCTTTTCAAGTTGGTTGATCCGAAATTCATGGTTGTCTAGTTGCTTATTAAGTCCCCTATGATTTGTAATCCTTTCATCAATTTGGGTACCAAAACTCCGATAAACAGCCAAGGTAGCAAAGATAAGCCCAGCAAGCCCAGAAAGAAGGCCCCAAGAAACAATCGTTTTCGAGTTGAAGGTGAAAATCTCGAATCCGTTGCGAACGAAATGGCGACTTCCTTCTTCTTTGGATTCAGTCGAAGACTGTCCGGGAATATTTCCCCGCTCCACTCTTTTAGATTCTTCTCCATCCACACCGCCCCCTATACGATAATGTATTCAGGCTCTCCACAACCTGAACACACGTACTGTCGCTTATGAGGTACATCATCAAAATCAAAATGTTCTTGAACTAAAAGTTTTTCGTCACAATGATTGCAAAGAATTTTTATTTTGCCCTCGTGAAATTCTTTAATCTCACGCTTGACTTTGGACATTTTTTCATTCCACGCACTAGCCTTGTAACTCTTTGTGATTCCAGCCATATTTT